TTGATAGCCCAGTCGATGAAGTCTTTCGTCTGTTGCAGGTCAGGGTGAAGACGCAAAGCGTCAGTGACGTACACCATCTGGAATTCCTTAGGCAGTCGAGACACATACATCATGTCACGGCTAAACGTATCGGGCGTTGCAGTCATAGACAGCGCAGTCGACACGGCATACTTGACCGCAGGTTCTTGTGGCACCTCAGTATCAGCAGGGTGCAAGCGAATGACGTCGATGCTCGGCATCTTGTTCATCATGTCACGTGCGGCTACCCACTCGGCGGCGGCACCCTCACCAACTTTACCCTCGGCAGCGGTCAGATACATGTTAGTGGGTAAGTCGTTAGGCACTTCTGTGAACAGCTTAGTCCATGACCGTTGCGTTGGGTTGCTACGCCTGTTGGGGTCGTAGTCATTGAGAAGGTTAGGACGTAAGCGAAGGAACGCGATACCCATTGCATCAACGCCGTTGTTCATAGCCCATTCACACCAGTCATCGAGCGACGTTTCTACGTCGAAGTGATACATGCGGTCGTTGAGGTGGCCTAACAGTGGCTTGGCACCGGCGCGGTCTTCTGCGCGATTACCTGTGGCGATCATCACGACGTCATCGTCTACCTTGAACATCGGGGTTTCGCGCTCTAACACGAAGCCTGCCGCCCATGTCTGCAACTGTTGGTTGGACTGCGCTAACTCTTCGAGCACAATCATCCCTGCACCTGTACCTTGGCGGAAGTCATAGAACATTTTGGTGGGGTTGAACACGGTCATACCGTCGGTAACAGAGGGCACACCAGTGAAGTCGACAACGTCATGGTTGTTGATGTGTACGACAAGCACACGATCACGGGGAATGCCTAAGTCATCAGCGATTTGAATAGCCGCGTCGCTCTTACCCATGCCGGGCGCACCATTCAACATCGGCACGGCTTTGGGTGATTTGCGGAAAATTGCAGAGGCGGTTGCCTTGCACTCATTTATACTAGCCATAGATTTACTCCTGTGTGCACTTATATGTGCACGTTTGGTTGCACATGATTACATGTAAACAGATAACCTGTCAACACGTCAGCCATGTAGGTTGGTCACGCTTTGTGTACGTGAGTAGATTTGCCTTCTCGTTTATGTAGTAGGCACGGTAAGCAACGACAGCATCGTCGTGCTTGTACTCGTCGGGCATAGCCTGAGCGAATGGGGTTGGATCGTCGTCGCGCATCTGAGCTGGTGGCTCTGCGAGGACGTCGCGTAATTTTAACCAAGACAGGTGAGTGTTGCCGTACCTGTACTTGTACTCGTCGTTAAGCGCACGGAAGTGATCGAACAACCACGCATAGTTGGCGCGTGATGTTGCCGCCCACAATGTACACGGATGATGCTTGTGCGTTGACTTGTATAGTTGCACGTCGTCGCTACCGTAATGCCGGTGAACGGTTGACAGCATCTGAGCACATTCCAACGGCATCTTGACCACGTGCTTATCGACTTGCATCTGCGCGGCGATGGTTGGACACGTGTCGAGCACAAATATATTCATAGCGTCTCCTGTTTGATGCGGACTTCGTAGCCCAATGATTTAACTAATGAGATGACGCGGTCAGTCAGCGTTGCTGTGCCTGCCATCTCTGCGAATGTGTGAGCGCGAGGACACACGGGATACACGACGCGGTTGCCGTAGTTGTTTGCGATGCGCACGGTTATATTCATGGCGGCTCCTATAAGATGCGGTCAGCACACGCGGTGGCGTACGAACCTGAGTTAACGAGCGCGGACATAGTTTTGGTATCTGTCCAGTGGATGTCAGCGTCGGGTTGTGCATGAGACTGGTGACGTGACGTGGTGCGACTGTACTTGTCGCTGTTACCGAACCACTGATTGGTGTCGGCGTCGTGCGCATACATGGGGAAGTGTTGCCCGTACGAATAGACAACATACAAACCCTTGCTGTTGATAGACGACGTGATCGTCTCGTTGTTGGTAACAAACTCTTCGCGCTTGTTTACGAGATCACCGACTTCACGGTTACTTATTCTAGCCATATGATTAACTCCTTAATCAGTTAGATGCAGGCGTTGTACCGGCGGCACAATTCTTCTGCATAGTTGCGGTAACGGATGCGCTCTTCGACAGAACGTCCGCTGCGGATGTGAACGACAGCCCACATGTCACCTCGACGGCGTACCTCGTACAATACGTCGAACATTACTTGTCCCCCATGCTGAGGTCGGCGCGGTAATCGCGATAAACATCAACTGGTGTGATGCACTCACCCTGTACGTAGCCGCCGACGGAATCAGTGGGGAAACGCTCGCCACAACCAGAGAGCCAGTTGAGGATGATGAAGGCAAAGAACAGACCGAACACCGATGCGAACACAATGCTACCGAGCCAATCAATGGCGCGACGGGTATTACTTCGACTAACTGCGCGGTCGATGCGACGTTGTTGCGATGAAACATAAGACATATAAAGCACTCCTTATAAGTGGTGACATGTAAACAGATTAGTAGACAAAGATATAAATAGACAAGGGTGTTTAGACAGCGTCTAGCGCGCAAGCCCTTGGTATTACTGTATTTAGACAATTAGACAAAGATTCAGAACAAAGTGCGGCGACGCCAATGAAGAGCGCGTTTTGCACATCAACACATCAGAGTTATAAAATCCTGATGTTATTATTTATTCTTGTCTAATTGTCTAATTGTCTAAATATAATAATATATACTATATAAAACATACACTTAGGTGGCTTGGGTATTTAGACAAACGACTAGACAAGCCATTTCGTGTCTAAATACCCTTGCACAGTGGATCACGCTACCGATTTGATAGCGTCGTCGAGGTCTTGCATCGCTTGGCGATACGCGGCGAGGTCAACTGTCTTGATAACCGCGTCGTCTTTTGTGATTTGACTGGTTAAAGACTTGATGCGTTGCACGGCGTCCAGTTCTTTGATGATCGTGGCGGCAGATTCCTCGTTGACGTACCAAGCGGGTACCTCGTTAGTCAGATACTCTACAACCGCGTCGCCGTCGACGAAGTCAGACTCTTTGCGTTGCGTCTTGTTGATCTTAAACGTGCCATCCTTTTGCAGGATAGCGAAGCCGTTGGCATGTACCCAAGCGGTTATACGCTTACGGTTTACGCCGGATGTCGCCTCGAATAGCTTAGTGAACGCCGTGACGTCGCCATACTCGAACGCGTGACCTGCTACGTTACACAATACGACGTGGATGTTTTCACGAAGTGACGCAGTGGTACGCTTAATTCCACCGATTTTAGCGTTAAGTTCTTTAGATGTTAGCATGATAGATTACTCCAGTGATTAAAGGGTTAAAGGGTTAGGGCAATAGATACGCGGGATTGCATATCTATTGTGATAACCCCTTCAGGTTCTCTAGCGCCGCCGCGCGTCCACTTGACTAATGTCATCAAGTTTCATCCGCCGGTGAGGATGCAGTTACTGAAACCAAATGTTCCCCTGCTATCACGCGTGCTATTACACGCATCCCGTCCGCTCTACTAACGACCCCAGCCTCTCCGATAACGAGAATTTTACTCCGCTTGATCGTTAAAACGCTGAATGGCGCTACACGTGTACACGTTGCAAAAAGAGGCATCTGCCGGAGAGAGAACCTTAGTTCCAGATCGTGATGATCGTTGAGGGCTTTTCACTCTCTCACCAATGGCGGCGCGTAAACAGCGGGGGGGCGGGACCGATGGGGGGGCGGGGGGCCACCAGCCCTTAGGTCTCACGTACATCGCAACCCAAAATTTGACCCTTTTTAAGCTGCTAACCTCTTGTTCATTTAAATTCCAAATATTGACACAGATGTGCTCACGCGTTAGCATCTGACACCATGAGCAAACAACTGTACAAAGCAATAGACCCTACACAGGTCGATAAACCCATCTTGTCCCCTGCGGATATGTTGGCGATTGAAGAAGACCCGTCCAAAATGGAGACGGTAGCCCGAATGCTGGGTGCAGTTAACCTAGATAACTTGTTCCGCCATATGCAGAACCCCACAATAAACCCCATGGCCCGGATAGAGTTCCAAAAAATGCTGAATAAGCTCGGCAAACTGGAACCGGATACCAAAGCGGACAACACAGGTGGTGGGCCACAGGTCATAATCAACATCACACGCGCTAAGGACCGAGACGACGCCATCACAATCGAAGGTCAGGTGCTCGACGATGCTACATGAAGTTAATTTTGAGGTCATAGCGAGCCTCGACGACTTTTTCTACTCGGAAAAGTTCATATCTTTGGCTGTTGGACCGGTCGGATCGACCAAAACCACCGCCGGTATTATGAAAATTGTGCACCATGCGGCACAGATGGCCCCGTGTAAGGACGGAATACGTCGTTCTAGGTGCATTTGGGTGCGAAATACGCGTGAGCAGCTCCGAGATACGTCAATTCCTGACTTTTTGAAGTGGATACCCGATGGAATTATGGGTTCTTTCCTCAAAACTGAGTACAAATTCGTCATAAAAATGGGTGATGTAGAGTGCGAAGTCCTATTTCGCGGGCTAGATGACGCCAATGACGTGCGTAGATTGCTGTCTTTACAGGCTAGTTTCATCATATTTGACGAATTTAGAGAGATTCACCCCGATATTTACA